TCACCTTATAAGAGTGACGCCTTCACCAACTTGGCCACCGCCCCGTAAGAACTACTATATTAAATTATTTCCATGCTGTCAATAGCATTTTGTAGAGCGGGTGGGATAATAAGTTCGCTGTTTCTTGTCCTGCCCATCCTTAATTTTAACTCTTCTTCGCTGTCTTGTTCAAGCATATCGTACGAATATACTTGAATTTCTTGTAGCGCATCTCTTCTAGAGCGAGCAATCGCATTATAAACCGCGCCACATACGGCATCAGCCAAGTCCTTGCTGCCTTTCCTGGGGTGGTCAACTTTGTCACCGCGTATCCTTAATTGCAATAATTCATCTATTAGTAATTTAAGTTCTGGGCCATAGACTCTTTCCTCTGTTATAAGAAGAGCCATATCCTCGTAGTGCTTTTTAGCAACTGATAATAGTTCTGTATTAATACCATAATGCTTTAGTTGCTGCATCATATCGTGCGAGTTCCATCGGTCAAATGTTACTACACCTAGATTAAATCCTCTTTCTCTTAAATCAATTATATAATCTTTTACTTCAGATAAATCCACACTAGTAGTTGATGTTGGCTGCCAATATCTTACTGCGTCTACGATTACCCTAGGGGCTGCCTCTGTCATTGTGCCAGCGATCTTCATCTGTACATAGCCCTCAACATGAGCCATAGCAACAGCACAATTGTCATGCTTTTGTGCTAAGTCAACATGGACAAAATACTGACGGCCTTCCTCTGGCTTAAACCATTCTGAAAATCTTCCGCTATTATCTACTGCAAACTTAGGATTACTGAAAGCCTTTTCTATCTTTTCGCGTGATTTAAAGAATGCATCTGTTGCTTCTGGTGGCATACATGCAAATCGCATAAGAGAATCTAGTGGGTCGTCATAGAAAGCAATGGTGAAGTCTTGAATTTTTCTTGTTGGATTAAACTCCCAGGTAGGTCTTTTAAGAGCAAATATATGTGGAAGAGCGTAGGAAATAATATGATCCTCTTCCCACTCAATAGTGAATTCATTACCGTCATGTCCATCTGGTAAGTCTGGATCAATTTTAAAACTATGTGATTTAACTATAGTTTCTTTTTCTGCTACTGCGTCATTGTATTTTTGTTGAATAAAGTCATTCTTAAATCTTGGGAAGGAAAGCATGATAACTTTCCCAAAGTCTGGGAAGCGAGAGTTGACAGATGCTCTATACATCTTATAGATAGCCGCAGATGTTTTGGGACTTTGCCTTCCCGTAGTATTCTCTAATTCAAATCCTGAGATTTCGTCAAGGATGGCAAGGAGGACGTTGTAACCCTCCCACGACTCTGCTTCTGAATGTCCTGAGTGAACAGTTATTTCTTTGTCAAATTCAACACTATTAGCCTTTGGAATGTATCTACCCTGAAACCAGGGAGACTTTTCAACAATGCGCTTAAATCCTTTAAAGAAAACCCTGTTCGCTTGGACAGCGTTAATAGCAATGTTAATAATGTCAATTGAATCGCCTGGTGGTTTTCCATAATACTTTGCTGGATCATTAAGACACAATAAGAGGTGGACAACATAGGCACACCCTATAGTAGAGATAAAGTCCTTCCCCCCGCCTTTCCCTATCTGAAGAATCACTTCCTTGCATGTCTGGTTCCATCTTTTTATTCCTTCTTCTTCTCCAAGCCACTTAGTTAGGGTGTCTTTATCATAAATTTGCGTCATAGACTTAATGGCTTTGTATTGATATTCTGAAAGAGGAGGCAAGTCTAGGTACTTCTTATCAGTAACAAACTCCTCTATCGTGGCTGGAGTTTCCTCAAACTTGTCATCGTCAAGTGCTTCTATAAAGTCACTAAAATCAATCAATTGGTTCTACCTTACCCGTAACCTCTGATAATCTTTTAGCGACCTCCATCTTGCAATGATTACATTCGGAAGTTACTTCCTTTAGAATACTCATAAGAATTTCTTGCTTACGCTCTGTCTCTAGAAGTTGGGCAGACATTTCATTATTCTCTAGAAGACCCGCCTTCTGGAGCATGTCAATTCTTTTTTGCTCAACATCAGCGATCATTTTTAGAGCGCTGGCCTTTGTGTTGTACTGTTGATTTGCATCTGCCTGGTCTACAGTCTCCCACGCACGCTGAATTATCATAGAGTAATGCTGATCAGCACCAGCCAAGGCTTCCTTGGCTCGCTCTCTAATTCTACTATCTCCAGATACTAGTTCACGCCAGGTATCGATATGCTCTAAAACTTGTGATCTTTTAATTCCAAGAAACTTAGATATGTCTGTTGGGTTCTTACCTTTAAGTAATTCTTCTACTACCAGATTCATTTGGTCAAAAGAACTAGTAAGTTCAATCTCTGACAAGTTGCTTCTTCCTTCTACTCTTCTTTGCTCTTACTACACTCTTGAGTCTATCGACATAGAATGACCTATACTCTCCAGTTGTAGGATTGCTACAATCTATCCAAGTAACGTCCTTCTCTGAGTTATGCGCCATGAGAATAAAAACAAATTCTCCACGCATTCCCTTAAAGGTAATTTTATCTCCAGGCTTAATAACATCTTTAAGAAATTGCAATTCATAATAAACATGGATATTTTCATTCATGTTATATGGAATATACTCTTTATTTGTTTTTTTCTTTGGCATGTCACTCCTATAGGGAATATCCACCATTTCTGGTGGGGCTCCAAACCATTCCTGGCCTATCGATAGATCTAAATAGTCTACTACCACAACCTTGACACATCTGATTATCCCGCGCTGAAATATTACATATTAGTTCAGAATCAATATCACAATTTAAACATGTATATGTGTAAATAGGCATACTATCTCCAGTTATTCCTTAGTGCTACTTTCAATAATACCAGATAACCTATTAAGTCGTCAATGTCATTATCTCCAGGGAATTCCCCACCGCGAGCAAATCTAGATAACTTATCGTCAATGCGGACCATTAACTGCTCATTTGCATTCTGATTAGAAAAAATTCTAACTGGGTCCAAGGCGCTGTTCCCGTAGGCGCGATTCTTTTCGATGAGAAACCTTCCCATGTCTGTGCAGACAGACCAAATTTCTTCCTCTGTTTTATTCCTTAGGTCGTTGTTTTCTTTCGCCATCACTTCACTCCGAACTTTGCGATAAATACGCTAGTAACCGTGAATGTTTTATATTCTATAATACTATGGAACTTTTCTAATACTCTTTCTACATCCCAATCTTCTTCAACATGTACCTCATAAGGATTTCCATTGATAGCATCCTGATGATAATGTACTGTCGGAATAGAAATAATTGCGTACTTGGCTTGCCTAGACACCTTATCCCATATAGCGACAGCCTCTGCTTCTGTCATATGCTCAAGCACATCTCCAAAGATAACAAGATCGTAGTTATAGTCTTCTACCTCACGGGCATCCATGGCGAATAATCTAGTGTATCTATTCTCAAGATTGAACTGTTCGATGTAGGGCTTCCAAATCTCTACCCCGTGAACCAATACGTCATCGCCAAGTTCCTGTCTGATAATGTCAAGATACACGCCTTGACCACACCCAACATCTAGAACTTTGACTGGAGACAACTCTTTAATTTTCTCAGCCGTCCAGGGCTTGTTTTCTGGATCAGAGAATCCCATTAATAACCTTCCTCTCTTGTGTATTTTGAAATGTAGAATCAATACTAGCAATGTCGCACATTAGTTTTACATTAGGTTTTATAGAATAAGAATTAAATTTTTCCCTTTGCCTATATACATGCCAGTCAAGCGGCAGACTGACTAGGTTTTTGCAAGACTCTATTAATTTTTGTGCGCCTTTCCTAGAAACTAAGTAACATAGCATAGACCAGTCCTGATAGACCATGCTAATGTTTTCTGATACAGACATTTTTTCATTGTAACTGCCATGCTGATCTCTTGGGACAAAGAAAGAAAAGAAGTCCCATCCGTCTGGAAGTTCTTTAACTTTATCATTCAAGTCATTTAAAAATTCATTCTGAAAAATAATGTCGTCTTCCATTAATAGAACTATTTCATTATCTGTATCTAAGAAATTATTCCACGCTATAAAATTGCTTGCCCATATTCCCACTTCCCCCATTTTCCAACCCTGAATACAGTCTAGATTGTAACCATTGGGGTCTAAGTTGAAATGATACTTATTTATAAAACTTTTTATATCATTAATATCACTAACAGATATTGTGGGAGTATCTAATTCATTAAGTCCATTACTAATTAAATAATTAGTAATTTCTGTAGAAAACTTTTCTCTTTCTTGATTTTTATCTAAATGAAAAACTTTAAAACATATGCTCATATTATTTTATCCCGCTCTACAATCCATTGATCATATCTTCCATCACTCCATGACTGACTTCCATAGAGATGAGTGGATACTTCATTATGAAAAAATCTATAAGATGGAACTAAATATATTCCGTCTTCTATGGCTGACTTAGAATTATTAAAAGTTTCCGTACAATTAATTAAGTCTAATTTATGACCATTGCTCTGTGCCCACGGATCTGATTTAAAAACTTTACCAGAAGGAGAAGTATCTACTTCCCATAAATCCATATACTCTAGTATAGACTTTGTAAATATACCAGGACCAGTAAGAGCATGTACAAAGTGGGGGTTTTTAAAATCGGGGTCCTTGAAACCTTCATACATTTTATCTAGCATATATCCAAAAACGGGATGCTCTGGCTCAGATAAGAATGTCCATTGCTGAATATGTATTTCATGCTCTGCATTAATAATTACTCTTTTATTATTCATACTATTTATCCATGTATTAATTGGTACATGGCATACTGTATCAAGGTCCGCGTATATTCCTCCGTTTATGTAGATAGTCATTACTCGCCAAATGTCTGCTCTCATAACTCCTACTGGACATTTTTCATTAAAGATATCTAACCATTCATTACCGAAATTATCTTTAACAAAGTCTAAAACATCAGAGTCAGACAAATAGTTGTACTCCCACTCTGAATTTTTATCTATCCATGTATTTGATGCTTCTTTTGCATAATCAGGTAGATTCTCATAATCTGTTTTATACGTTTGCCAGATTTTTTTAGGAATCACTTAGTCCACTTTCTTTGATTTTTAATAAGTCCATACTTTTCTAATGCTCTTTGGATAGTCATATGAGAGCATCCCGCCTCTTTAGCCATTTGCTGAGTAGTCTTTTTTTCTGCTACATATCTTTTCTTTAACCAATTTATATCTTCATATAATTTCATTTATCTCACCATGTTATTTGCTGCGTACCATCCGATTCCGCAGGCATCAGCAACGTTATCACTTTCTACAGATACCCCTAATTCCTTGCAGAAGTCTATAGTCTTTTGCTTTCTTATCTCTCTACCTTTGGCTTTATACCAGTTTGCTGTTTTACCTGGGTATTTTTTTTGTATATCTAACTTTTCAGCCTTAGTAAAATTTTTGTTTCCTATAAACGACTGCCAAGTTATTGGATGAACCTCAACAACCTTTCTTCCATCATCGATCAATTCACCCATTATAGCACCAAAGATATACGCCATCTTTAATCCAGTATTAGCGCTTCTTACCATTACGGCTGCTTCAATGGCTACAAAGTCGGATGGGAAGGTCTTAGCGACTGACCTTACTTTCTTCTTAGCATCTAGTATTCTTTCATAAACATCTCCGCCATCAAAAAATACCTCACCCCATTTGATTGGGGTTTTATTTTCAAAAAGGCAGAACGCTACTGACCTAGTGCTTGCATCAATGCCCAAGACTCTTCTATCTGGAATCTTTGCTAATTTAGCGAGAGACATTTAGAATCCTTAACAATTCATCTCTATTTCCAGAATCATTTTTAGCAATGCATTCATTGCATGTCATAGTTTCATTATATCTACTTAGAACATTATCACATGATTTTACAGAACATATTCTTTTTTTACCAGCAAGTCTTTCTCTTTCCTGATAATACTTATCTCTAATTTTTTTATTTGTTGCTATTCGACAACATTCATCAGAACAATACTTTTGATTATGTGTTGATTTCTCAAAAGTGTTTTCGCATCCATCGTTCGCACAAATCATTTGGGCGGCACCAATGTCCTAACTTGCTCCACGCCATCTCCATATTTATTATTTCTAGCCGCCCAGCAATGCTTCTTGACTGGACAGTTTGCACATGCATAAGAAGTTTTAGCGAAACCTCTAGCCGGAATTATATTTTCTGTATACATTGCGTATACTTCACGCATCCAGTCGAATGTTTCATTAATTATTTTTTCGTTACGCTGATTCATGCTAATTGGGATGATACAGATCTCTTGAGTATTCTTATTCTCATACAACAAGAATCCTTCTGTTGCTCCCTCCACCTTCATGTATGTGAGTATCTGTAAAAGGTGGTTTGAGGATGGCTTCATAGAAGATTGACGGTGGATAAATTGCTCTTCCTTAGTCGTCTTTATTTCACCGATGATCTCTGTATCATTCCAGTCCAGCACAACGTCAGCAAAGCCTCTAATTGGTGGGTCTTCTGAAACAATCTCTCGCTCTGTTTCTTTAAGAACTCCAGTTTCTTCTATAATCTTCTGCAGTCTTTCGTGGGCGTATGTTCCGTTAAGCATGTTGGCAATTGCGGTTGCGTCAAACTTCTCGTCAAACTCCTCGCCATTAAAAGCAATAAACCAATATCTTGGGCAGTTTCCATGACCATATCCTACGGTGCTAGGGCTAAATGTTTTTTTCTGCATGTCCCTTTTACCGCGCTTTCTGTCATTATAAGCCTTGTCAATTAGGGAAGAGAACTCTGCATAGTCAAATCCGTCTACCTTTTTAAACTTTAAACTCTTAACAACATTTTTACTCACAGACCAAACCTCGCATTATATTTGAGAGCGTCTACTAGTTTATTTACTGCTTCTGCAGTAGTATAGTAAACATTCTTTTTCTTTGAAGCCTCCGGCCCCTTTTCAAAAGTGGTGTAGTACCTTGACATTATTTGCAACTTGGCTGCGATTGCCTGCAACCTTGTGATTATTTCTGGTGCTTTCGCGGCAGGAACATCAGGCTTTGCTATAAGTTTGATTATCAGTTCCATCGCGGCATCTAGATCAGGGTCCTGCATGAACTCTGATATCTCATTTAATTCTGTAATTTCACTAACTGTTTCTATCATGTTCATAAGCCTCTACCAATTCCTCTAGAATGTCCCACTCAATTACTGCTAAACGCACTTTTGACGAACCTTCGCCAATAATTAATTTAAGAAGTGGATGCATACTTCTATCTACACGAAATGTATCCGTACAAATCTTAGCCCACATTTCCTTGTTTACTGATACTGACTTGGCAGTTTCCTTGTAATCAACTAAAAAGTTATGCCACTTAGCATCACCTTTTTGGTACTGCCCACGGCCTGAATTCTTTTGACCCTTTGCACCATCTCTCTTAATCTCGTTTGCCTCAGACACTAAACGTTTACCTCTGATTTATGTCCTGTGCTGCAAACAAATGAAAGAATCCTAGTATCTTCATTAAGTTCCCCCTCGCCAACTATTTCATCACAGTCGCGGCAGGATAGCGCTCCATTTACTTTTATAATATTATTAGTTGATTTATTTATTCCAAGAAAGTCCTCTAGCGACTCAGCCATAAATCATAGCCTCTAATGTATCTACCGCCTGAGGGTTATCTCTTAAATATTGGACAGCCTTAGCCCTTCCCTGAAGCCTTTCTCCAAGTACTGTGTACCAGGCACCGCCACGGTCTACCTTACCCATCATTTCTGCTACGTCTAGTACTTCTGCTACCTTATCTACGCCAACATGTGATCCCTGGTAATAAAAATCATATTGTCCAGAAAGA